TTCTGAATTGGTTGACCTGCTTTAACCGCAAATCGATTCCCCACCATACGAGAAGCCGTTTTAGGGAAGTAATCATTATGTAGTTGGTGTGGCACGAAAATCAAAAAGATACCAACATTCGGAAAGGCAGTTAAAATTTCACTTAAATAAGCTTTATATGTGACTTTCTCATCTTTATCCAACTTCTCAGCAAAGGAAATGATTTCATCTAAAACTACGAATAAGTAAGGTAACTGCTCAGACTCATCAGAACAGTTTGCATTGTAGTTCTGAATTTTCAACTGGTCGCCAATCAATCTCTTTCTTCTAGGAGCTTCTTCTGAAACAACCCAATCAAGCAAGTCCATAATGGCTTTTGTACCTGTTGCAAACCTACGCAAGTGTGGTAAGGTAATTTGGTACCAATCGGAGTCTTTATTCTTCATATCTCCTGCAACGACTTGAACCTTACGAGGAGAGTTTAAAGCCATCATCTGATTGACGATACCGGTGGCTAGGACAGACTTACCTGTTCGAGCCATCCCTGCAATAATCGTACCTGTGTGTTTTGCCAAATCAAGAAGAATCGGCTCTCCATATTCATCAGCTCCGAACACTACTGGTAATTCATTTTTAGTGTCTAAGAAGAAGTCTTTACTTGAAGCAATCAAGTCTCTCAACATAAAGGATGTACCAGTCTGCTTAAAGATAGTAATGGCAATGCGACTACCTTTACCTACCGCAGTAGTTGTTACATTTTCACCAAAGTAGTCTTTCATCTGGTCTTTCAACAACTCAGTAATTTCTTTAGCAAATAAAGTTTCTTTCCCTTTTAGCTTCTCTGGGCGGTCTGTGATAATCTCAAATACAGACACTCGCTCTGTTATAGACTCCACATTGACCCAATCCATCTCAGACAAACCTTTAACTCCTCCTGTTTGGGCGTCTCTGAGGAAAGTTTCTAACTGTTTAAACTCTAAGCTATCTTTAGAAACCTCACGAGACCAATCAGGTTTCAAACTTGAACCATCTAGGACAGACAAGTATTTATCTAACAAAAGACTTCTTGTTACCAACTCTGGCTCTACTAAACCACCTGCTAAGTCAGAGGTAAAAGCACTTTCAGATACTTCTTCTAACTTAGGGTGTTCTAACTCTTCTCTTGAACTAGAAGAACCCTCTTCGTTATCTTCTGAGTCCTCTTCTAAATCCTCAGACTCATCATCTATGCTCCCCCAAATATCCTTGGCGCTTGCGCCTTTTGAGGTGATACCCTTGGGTTGGGGTTTGAAATCTTCTTCCTCATCTTCTATATCATCAAAGTTAGTTGGTTTTGGTCTCATCATAGGCTCAAAACCTTGTCTTTTGGGAAATGGAGGTTCGTCCTCTTCTTCATCATCCCAACCCCCACTTGAACCGAAGTTCTTAAACTCGTTTGGAACTTCTCTTCTAGGAGGTTGTCCGAAACCACCCATAGGGTCGGAAGAACCAAACCCCTCATCCATAAAGTCTCTTGGTGCGCCAAACTCAGAAGGTTGTGGAGCTTGTGGGATAACTTCTTCGTTTAGTGTGTCATCCACCAACCCCCACTCCTTATTCTGTGAGTTCTTATACAAGAAAATACCACCACTCACTCCACCGCCTACAAGCGAAATGAAGATACCGGGAGCAGTTGCAAATCTTGTAAACAATCCAAACAAGAAAGAGAAACCACCTACTGCACCATAGTATAAAAGAGCAGCAGTTAAGCCTTTTCTTAGTTTGTAGTCACTTCTGAACATATCATCAGACTCAGATAAGACAGGCCACACATAGGAGGATAAATGTTTCCAAAGACCTTTACCAACCTTAAAGATTTTGTCCATCCAATCTTCATGTTGACTTAAATGTTGAGGAGGTTGATTTTGTTGTGGAAAAACTTGAGGTTGTCCAAATGGCGGTCTTTGCGGCATCCCACCACCTACTCGATTTGCAAAGGGGTCAGGTTGCGCGCCACGCATTCTTGCTAAAGGGTCGCCACCGGGACCTTGGCGCATACCACCAAAACCACCTCGGTCTCCTGAAATTCCGTTTTCAAATCGTTGATTTTCCCGCTCTCTACGAGCATCTGACTGCCTTGTTAGGTCGTCATTTGAATTTCGCCAATCCATATCAGTGCTTACCTCCTAACGTTATTGCAAGGACTACTAAAACATAAACCACACCTACTCCAATTACGAGGAAACGACTTTTCTTAACCTCTTCTTTCAACTTTTCAGAGGTTATGGAGTTTGCGACTCCCCAAAGGATACCCCCTAAAAAGAGAATTAAACTTAATAACATCATGCTCTAATCACCTAAACTATCTTACTGTTTATCTTGTGCAATAACCCCTGTTCTGAATAGTGGTGTATCACTAATCACACGTGGAATATCTGCTTTTACAACTGCAGACTCCCCTGAGTTCAACTTCAAGACAAAGGCTTTCTTATAAGGTTCTGCGTGGACTTGGTCATAACCAGCTACCAACCCTTCATCTTCCTCAATAACTGCACCAATCTCAGCTAATTCATCAGCTAAGTCAGTGATACCGAGGGCTTTACATACAATCTCTTGGTAAACTGGAGACTTAATCTTCCCAACCATAGCTAGTGTGTAGTTGGCAAACAAAGAGAACTCATCTTTTTCAACCAGTTTAACTGGGTCATTGGAAGCGACAATGTTAATATCCCGCTACGAAAAATATAGATTTTTTATATCTATATCTTTACTTTGTGAAAACTTATGTTGCTATAAGTTTAGAACTTATAGACTTATCCGTTTCGTTTTTCACTTCCTACATCACCGTGTCTGACCTTGACACATGAGCTTTGCTCATGTGTCTACTATCATTTGATGTAACACTCAATAGGCTTAAATTCCCCAGTAGCGATGGGTACATAAGGTATTAACCTCTATAGAAATAATAAGCTAAATTCTCAGCAGCATTTAAGTCTCTATCTTTCTTCAAACCGCAAGAGCTACATTTATAAACTCTTTCCTTTAAGTTCAATTTAGACTTAATATTACCACAATAACTGCATGCTTTAGAACTAGGATAAAAACGATCTGCAACAACTAATTGGATACCGTATTGTAAACACTTATACTCTAACTGTCTACGAAATTCATAAAACATAACGTTTTGAATATGTCTCGCTAAGTGTCTGTTTTTCATCATCCCTTTAACATTCAAATCTTCAATCACAATACCTTTCGGTAATTGTTTTACAAGATAAGAAGTAGTTTGATGAAGATGATTCATTCGAATAGAATGAAGTTTACGGTAAATTAACTTTATCTTACGTTTTGTTTCTTGAATATTAGAACATAATTCTAAAGGTCGCTTATAAATTGGCTTTCTACTACCGTTTTCAGTTGTGAGATACCCTTTGATGTTAGCTTGCAACTGACGTGCAAGGTGACGTTGTTCCCGTCGTAATTGTTTCTCCAACTGTTTTACTCTGCGGCTTTTATTGATGTTCTCAATAAACTCACCTGTAGATAATGTTGCTAAGGTTTTTACCCCTAAATCTACACCTATAACTAAATCTGTCAGTTCTACTGAAACCTCTGGGACTTCATAAGCAAAAGACAAATACCAATATTTACCATCAAAAGAAATTCGAGGATTCCTATAATGTGAACCTTTAGGTATTCTCGGTAAAGGTTGCGTTGTTTTTATAAAACCTAACCTCTCACCTCTAAACCCACCTTCAACTCTTCTCAAACTTTCGTAATTTACATAAAAGCTAGGTTTTGAAGTATTTCTTGACTTATACTTAGGAGCTTTACCTAACCTCTTGAAGAGCCTGTTTCGAGCAGTGTCCCAATCTCGAACTGCTTGTTTGATAACTGCAGAACCAACATCCTTCAACCAAGGATGTGTTGTCCTCTTCAATACAACTAATTCTTTTAAAATCTCACCTGCTGTTAAAGTTTTAGGTAATGTAGGATCTTCTAAGTGTTTTAAAAATTGTTCTTTACATCTAGTTATAGCGTAGTTATATGACCAACGAGCAACCCCTACAGACTTCCACATCTGCTGTTCTTGCTCATCAGTTAAATCAAGTGCGATTTTCATCCCTCGTAACATCAGAAACCCTCTCAATTAGTGTTTTAGTCTTTTTAGACCTTGAACCGTAAAGTCTATTTGCAAATAGTGTAACGATTTGAATTAAATCATTTGTTAATTCTTCATCTTTACTTTGTTCTGAGTTGTCAATAATTTCAATTTCAACACCATGTAACTCACAAAGTAATTGAATTAACTCAAAACCAAATCTAACAAGTCTATCCTTATAGAGAATAACAACTTTAGTAACTTGATTTGAGTCAATTAAAGAAATTAACTCTTGCAAACCTTTATTTTTATAATTGATACCGGAACCTACATCTGTAATAACTTCAAATGAGTAACCTTTGGCGTACATATACGACTTTACATTCTCAACTTGTTTCTCTAAGTCCTCTTTTTGTGACTTAGTAGAAACTCGACAATAAGCTACTACCTTTTCTTCTCTCTGAGAAAATTGAGTGTTTTTCAACTCTCTTAGTTGCTCATCAGAGTAATATCTAGTTCCTTTTTCTGAAATACGAGCAGGGATTACCTCACCTGTTCTGTGCATTGTACGAACGTGTTCAGGTGTAACACCTAACTCCTTCGCAAATTTTCCTATAGACATCAATACCATAAGTACACCTCACTTAATTCTTACATTAAGTTTACCATACTGAAGGTATTTTGTAAAGTAAAAATATAAAAGTTTTCTAAAAATCTGTATTTTTCTTGTTCACACCAAAGCGCAACCCTTGATGCAGTCTTACTGTCACCAGCAGACCTCTCATGCTTTCACATGAGCGCAGACTATATCTTCACCTAATCAAAATTAGGTGCAACATTTTTCCTCCGCCATTAGCTTGCGGTTTTACTCTCCCTCTAGGAGATAGTCGTTGGGGGTCTTCCATAGTCATTTGACCGTAGGACTTTCCCTGCTAAACATCCATTATTACTGCACTTAGGACTAACGTTTCTTAGGGGTCACTATTTTTATCACCTAAGCACTGATTAGCTTTTATTTCACCTTATGCTATCCTTGTACTTTTTTCTACTTTCGTTCCATTCAGCTTGACGTTTCCATCTACTGTTTAGGTTACAAGGCTTTAGGAGTTCAAAGCATTTAACGTTGAGTTCGCACCTATCACTAGATACGAAGGGCTTTCTGTTTTTACATAAATTTTTCTATGTTCTTGTACATTTTTATAAATTTATTGTAACAGTTTTGTTACCCAGCTTTACGACCCCCTGTGATTGGAGTTTTCAAAATCTCTACTGCATTTGGGAGAGAACTGAAACGTTGCAACTCTTCCCAAATCTTCACATTGTAAAGACCGCGAGAGAAAGGATACACAGTTCGATAATAGGCTACGGTTGCTGCGTTCATTGGAATAAGAATAGCGTCCAATTCAGACAGTTGACTTTCCGGAACCCCTCTCATGTTGTAATCGCAAATAACCAACTTCGCATCAATAATATCTTTCAAGTAAACTGGGTACTTAAAGTAGTTATTCAACTTCTTACTAGGTTCAAAGTAAGAACCAAAGGTTTCCAAGAAGTAAATATAATCTCTTTGAAAGTCTTTCAAAGCGGATTTATACAACTCTTTAATATCATCTTCAGTTAAAATCTTTTTGTCTTCTTCCGTAATCGAACTCAACACATCTTCTAAATTCGGACGGTATTTCTTCAAGTAGTTGTAAACCGTGTAAATTGAACAACCATCAAGGGCATGCCAAGTTGTTGGGTCAATCGATACCCCATATTCACTGTAGAAAAGGTCTACTCCACGCTCGATAATCAAAGGAATCCAAGCGTATTTCTTTAAGGTTTCTGCACCTGCTACCGCTCTAAACAAGTCAATAATATTCTTACGAGAGCGAGTAAACAAAGTGTTGTCCATTTCTTCATCACCTGTAGGTACAATCGGAACTGGGTCGAGGTAGCGCCCTGAACCCATACCTAAATCCAAGGATACTACTTGGAAGTCTTTCTCTAACAAGGTTCCAAGACCTTTGTATTCTCCACCCTCATAGTCGTTAATAGTCATAATCATATTATCATTAGCTGCAAACTGCGTAGCTAACAACTTCATCTCAAAGGATTTACCCGAACCAGACATACCAATAACAATAACAATTTCAGCGTCAGTTACGTCACGTTTAAATTGGTGGAAAACAGGAGAGTGCGTTTCAATATTTGTACCTAAGTAAGTAGTTCCGAAACCAACTACCCCTTGCTCAAACGGGTGCCACTGTGCTCTTAACTCATCTGATGTAAAAGTAGAGCGAATTTTACGCTTGCTTTCCTTAGACATTTCAGAGTTAAAAGGAGAGAAATCGCCTACGGTGTCTGCAATGATACCGGTAACTCGGCGGACTTGCATCCCCGTTCTGTGAGAACACATGTGTTCAAAGTCTTTCAACACATCTGTGAACTCAGGTCCTCTATGTCCTGTTATGATAATCATAACTCGAACTTTATACAAGTAACGCTTGTCTTGGTCACTTAAGGTTGCGTCATTTGCGTATTCTACAGAAAGTGACAAACGCTCATCTTTCTGAGCTGTCTTTACATACTTGTGCTGAGTGAACCTCGAACCTTTGCTTGACTCTTCTTGGTTTTTCGCACTCACTTCATCTAAAACCGACAAACGAGTTTTAACCTTGGGATCATCCCAGTTAATTTCGAAAGGCTCATTCGACTCAATGAAGTTCATTGAAATTCCTTCTGGTACAATGGAACGCAAAGTCGCTCTATACCCCATCTCAAACTCTGGTGGGAGTTCATCAATCACATAATAAGCCGTTACATTTTGAGTTCCACTATAGGTAAAGTTCGAGTCCATATACAATCGCCTACTTGAAGCCAAAGCTCGCTCTGGGTTGTAACGTGAACGGTACTCGTCGTAGACTGCGTCCCACATCTTAATCAAATCTACATATTTATCAAGGAAACCTTTACGTTTTTCTTGATTTTCTTGTGTTTTCTGATTTTCTAACGAACTCTTAGAAAGGCTCGTTACTTTGTTTTCTTTCGTTTTAAACACTAAACCACACTTACCTTTCTAAATCTAATACCCCAAATTACACAACTCAGTTAAGCGTTTCATAATCGACTCAAAAGCGCTACGTTGTTGCAATTTACGAGACTCTTTATCTGTTGCGTAGCTTTCAATCAAAGCGAGGATACCGAGTTGAGACTGTTCTCCATTGTCATTCACAATCGTTTCTTCTGAGTTCAAACCTAAATCTCTCATCAATCTTCGACTAGAAACACTATAAACTGTTGTAATTCCTCTACCTGAGACCGCTGCAGTGCGCTTATAGGTTCTATCCAAAATCACATACAAGTCAATTCCGGGACTCATTAAGGCACTCATAACGCTTGTAGTTGGAGTTGTTGTGTACATCTCAGACAATAAGTACAACTTAGAAGCTTCACGTGTAATATTACTAGAGTCTACCTTGCGTAAAGACTTGTAACGAGCATCTACATATTCTGTAGCTTGGTCTATTACAATCAATTTTGCTTGTATCTCAGGTACTTTCGCTAACCAATCAATATAAGCTGACAAGAACGAGGTCAGATACCGAGTGGGAGCCTGCTCCCTAATCAATAAGACTTTGGAGTTACCTGTGTAACTATACTGAGTGTAAGTGTTAATCGAACCAAATCCACCAAAGGAAGAGGTTTTCAAGTTGTTAATTTCATCTTCTTGTTTTGACAACTGTTCTTCTGCAATCTTCAAACGACTTGAAGCCGTTAAAAGAAAGGCTTGTAATTCTTCATTTAATTCTGCTGAGAACACAACCTCCTGTAAGACATCACTCAACTGCTCATAAGCCATAGAAATCTTACGCTCTACTAACTTAGGTTCACCCTCTAACTTACCCCTAATGTATTCATCAACAATCGTGAAACTATCTGCTAACTGAGTTAATTCATCTGTTTGGTTGTCCATCTCACGACTAGACATAAACTCTAGTAAGTCAGAAAAACTTTCCGTATTATCTAACAAGGAACTATCTTGAATAACATAAGCTCCTACAGTTTTCATAGTTTCTAAGACAATACGAGAAGGAGTTTCCGTTATGTAAGCAATCTTGGTTAAAGAGTTATCTCTCATAGCATTTAAAATAAATACTAAGAAATCAAAGTCTTTATCTGTGTACGACTCAATAATGAGAGTCGTTTTCATAGTAATCCGTTCTATCTGTTTAATACTAGAAACAGTGGTACAACTAGGATACCGAACGTTTTTTGTTGTTAAAATGTAGTCCATGTTTTATCAAACCACCTACCTAGACTGAGCTAATTGCAATACCGCATAAATTTCATTATCTAATTTAGAAACGGCTGCTAACTCTTGTTTTGTGAGTTTCTTCTTACCAAAAACCTTTCCACCATAACCAAAAGTCTTAATCACAGAACCATTACTAGCTATAGGTTTAGGAGGAGTAAAAGTAGGCTCTTGCGAGGATACCGCTGACTGCTCCGTTCCATATTTTACAACTGCTTTTACATTTTTCTTACTAGAATGTTCCAAGCGAATAGTGTCTAAGGAACTCTTACACAAGTTATTTGCAATCAAGTCCACATTTACTTGCTCATTTGTTTGCAATAAGTAATCTGTATAAATCGGTTCACTAAAGAAACTGTAATAAGACTCTACTACTTCTAAATCTGCAGACTCAAAATAACGACCAAAAAGTACAACTTCTGTTGTACGAGCGTGGTCTAGTAAAAATGTTCGCAAGTTGCTAAACTCTTGCGCAGAATTGACGTTTACACAGTTAATTACCAAACGCTCACAACGTAGAGCCTTACGACTAGCCATATTCAAAAAAGCACCAATAGAGGTGAAACCTTCCACCTCTTTTAAACCGTGCGAGTCTTGAACCGCTCTTACTACCTGTTCGCTCTTCTCTCCAAAAATTAAACCAATCATCTAGGGATACCCTCTACTTTCTTGTCCTAAAATAAGTCCAAGTCTTCTGAACTTTCAACTTTCTTTGTTTGAGAACCTTTTGAGCTACCAAACAAATCTTCTGCACTCACATCCGCACCTTTATTCACAGATTTATGAGAGTTATCCACAGGTGTTGACAACTCTTCCATAGAAACATCTGTCTCCAACACACTTGTTAAGCCACTTGCTTGTCTTGTAGAAGTATTCTCTGTTCCAAACAAGTCCAATACTTCTGCTTGGGTTTGTTTTGCTTTCTCTTTCCCTTTTGTTTTCTTCGCTTTCTTAGGTTGAGCTTTCGATTGTTCAGCGGATACCCTTGCTTGTGCTTGTTGTTTTCTATACTGTTCTTCTTGTTTCAAGCGAGCTTCTGCTAGAGAGGTGTTCACTTGTTTTCTACGGTTTTGGGCGTCTCCTAACCATAATAGACGAAGACTTGAACGCTCAGACTTCTGAACTGCTTGGTTCATAACTTCAGTTACCGAAAATTCAGTTAAACCATATAAATCCTCTACCAAAGTTCCAATTTGGTCTTCATTTAAGACTTGGATACGCTTGTAACTTGCAGTCATAAGTGCAGACATCAAAGCAGTTACTTTATCCCAAAAAACCATAGGGTCTCCTGAACCACGAAGTAAGAAGTATTCATAAGTCAACTGAGAACTGCTCGAATTGTCTTCCCAATGATGGTACATTGAAGATAAAACCTTTTGCATGGTTGGAGAAGACACCTCGTTTAAGTGATTGTACAAATCATCAAAACGCTCATCATAAGAGTTTGCTGCTTGCAAGTCAATCAACTCTGGTACTACATTTAAAGCAGCACATTGATTATAAAAGTTCGCCAAACCTTGACCATGTTGAAAGGCTTTCTCTTGAACTTTACCTACTTGTGTCTTACGCACACAACGAATGAAAATACCAATACTACCATCTAACATGTAGCAGACATAAGGCAAAGTTTCATCAATATCGTAGATACCGAAGAAGTGAGAGAACAAGGAAGTATCAGTCTTAGACTTCAACTCTTCTCTCAGTTTGAACTCCTTCTTAACCTTTCGCTCATTAAATACAAACAAGGAAATTAAACGAAAAGGTAGTGGGAATAACAAGACCCACAAAAGAAGACTCACAAACCAGTTCTTTACAATTACAGAAAGGACAATACACAATATAATATAAAATCCAAAGAATAAGGCACTTTTACCTAGTCTTAAAATTCCACCACTGGCAACTCCATAAGCACCCTCTGCTTCTGCAAAGTTCACTAAGTTTGTTACTGTTAATTTACCTAGTTGGGGCTTCACCAACCAATAACCTTCTGAATAATTTCGCTTTGAATCAGCCACTATCTAAGTCCTCCATGTTCAATCTTCCAATAGGTCACTTTACCTTCACTTACTGCTAACTCTACCGAAACCAAAGACTCTACGCGCGTTCCTACTTTATTAGTTGCAGACACATCAAACAAAGCAAACCACTTGTCTGAACCCCCAGCACTGTACACTCTCGATAGTGTTTTTAAATTTACTAGTCTATCTACACTTGGTGCATAATCTTTTGACCATGAGAGTAAGGAGTCTCCGACTTCTGGGGATACCCAAGGAAGAGCTTTGTAAGATCTTTCTGCACTTGTGCTATCCTCAACCGAAGCTAAGTAAGTCATGTAAGTCTTAGCTAAAGAGTAGTCAAAATTGTTATCTTTTGCTTTCCACTGACTTGTCGTTAAACTCAAATGTTCTTTTGCAAAAGTCTCATCTGCGTAATTTGAAACAACCTCTTTTGCCGATTTTGCAACTTCTGTATCTCTCTGAATTTTAGCACCTTCATTATGAGACTGAATAATATTGTGTGTAATAAAGCCTAGAAATCCTAATACAACTGCAACTGCAAAACCTACTAGTACATTTCTCTTTGCTTTACTCGATAATCTGTAATCAAATAAGTGCAAGAACCATAAGACCACTTTTGCTTTAATCTTCTTCACTTGACCCACCTACTTTTACAAAATTACCTAGCGTATAATCAGCAACAGAACCAGTCGAGTCGTAAACCACGGTTGCTTGTCGATACCCTTGTACACCTCGTTTATAGACAGAAACCCTTTGCACTAGTTGGTTTGTTACAGAGTCGTAACTATACTGAATAGTTACTTTCTCTATAACCCCTAGTAAGTTGGGGTAATGTTTTACCAAATCTGTCATATTAGTGTAAGAACCTTTATTCTCTAAGGTGCTAAATTTCAAGCTCTTTGTATTCTGACCTTGGAACCCTTTACGACCTGTGTAAGTTGCGACCCAGTTGATAATATAATTCTCAAAAGGTTTGACTTGATTTTCTAACTCAATCTGCTCAGACCAAGCATTTTCATACTGAAGTTGACCTCTAGTTTTTTCCTCAGAAACTAAAGGAGCTAATCGACTCAAATCAAAAGTTTGACCATCTCCCGAATTTTGAAGAAAAAAGGAGGATACCGCTAGGCTACATAAAGTTGTTCCGAGTAGAACACCACCGTAAATACTAGCTTTCTTCCACTTCCCCATAAGGAAGAACCTCCGAGTCTTTCGTAGAACTGTAACCATCAGGCATAATTTTGAATTTCAAGTTATTCTCACAACGAACTAACAATACCCCTAAAGCCGTAACCAAAGAGACCGTTCCTCCATAAATTACACCTTTGTGTTTAATTCCTACTTTGCTACCTACTGTGAGCTTTGCAACCCAACCTTTACGAGAATCTTTGAACATCTTCTGTTTCCTACCACTTAAATTTACTTAATAGTTTTATTTTACATTATTTCTGAGAAAAACGCAAGAAAGCATTTGCTAAAAACAAGAAAACCAAGCAAACAGTTTGTTTACTTGGCAATTTCATATAAGGCTCTCATTTGCTCTCTACTCGATTTTAAATTTCAAACAGAGAAAGTTATTACTCCAAATTTAAAATCGAAACTGGGGCAATTTGAGACTTCTGAAAGGTAGTTTAACCGAATGCGTCCGGCTTACCTCCGTATAGATATAAAATGTGGAAAGTGTTGGCGGTTTTCTCATAAGACAAAACTAAGTACATATCATCATGTTTACCCCCTGTTAGTACAAACAAGTTATTTACCACATCAGAGTCTTTGGTAGACCAAACTTCAAAACTATCTGACTTCAACTTGTAACCTTGTTTTTCGACTGCGTAGCGAAGAGAGATACCGCTAGAGTCTGCTTTCAAACGACTATCATCTTTTCCTCCACGGAAAGTCTCCAAGAGTTTTTCAACCGACTCTTGTTGTTCTTTAACTTTGGCACTCTCATAAACTCTAGACCCCTCTGACAAATAACCTCTTGCTCTTGCTAAGTTAACTTCCAAGTCACTTTGAACTTTATCTTCAACTGACTTTGTTTCTTCTTGTTTGACACTTACCTCAGTAGGTGTAGTCTTTTCGTGACGAGCTTCTTGCTCGCCTTTGAGGTAGAGGATACCGAGAGCTATTAGGGTTCCTAGTCCTATTCCACCTAGAATTGTTAAAATCCACTTTACTACTTTCAAACTGTTACTGCTACTTTCTAATTATTTTAATACTGGAGCTTTTTTATCATCGTAGGCGAAGACCATTTGACTGTAAGTTCCGGGTTTATAAATACGGTAATGCCACACAAACTGTTCGTTTCTCCAATTCCAACCCGCTAAAGGAGTATTTTGTTCAACAGTCAACATAGAACCGTCTTTAAACACAGTACACACAAGTCCTGTATGTCCATATACTTCACCTGTGTCTGGGTCGATTGCTTGAGTTGGGTCGGAGAAAATAGCTCCTCGTCTTGGTTTACTAGTTACAGAGTTTCCAAAAATACCTGCCCAAGCATAAGCTTGGTCTTTACCGTTCCCTTGTACATTCTCTTGTGGACGACCCCAAACATGGTTCCCTAATGAAATCGTTAAGGCTACACACTGACCGTTCAACTCTTGGTTACTTGTTTGAAACCAACCCTCACCCGGCACACCAAAGGACATTCCATAGTTTTTAGGGTCGATAATGTAAGGTTTCAAACCTTCAGGTAAATCCTCAGGTCTCCACCCCCATGAACTAAAGGCATCTGCCGGTGGGTTATCTTGACCGTCAGTCGAAGAAAGACCACTCGGTTCAGATTTTGTTGAAGTTCCATGATGGTGGTGTTTTGGTTTACACTTAATCTTCTTAATTGCTTTTGTTAGAAGACTATCTTCACTAGAACCGCCACCTTTGACCGCATCGAAAATACCGCGAGTGAGGAATTTGGAGTATAAATCATACCCTTTATCATTCATGTGAACAGAATCCGAGGTTAAATCATCCCACTTAGACTTCTCTTGAACGTAACGGTTCCAATCTAGGTAAGCCATATTTGACTTACCGCTCACATAAGATTTAATCGTCTCTGCAATCTTATCATGGTCTACCTTGTTGTAAGAGCCTTGACCACCCCTTGAAGCAGTCGTTACCCAAATAATCTTCTTGGCACTTTTCGCTTCGCCTACGAGCTTATCCATCAACTCAGTTGTTGGAGGTTGGTTAGTACCAAGTGCTACAACAAGTACATCTTTAATCTTCTTCTCAGACTCAAGCTTTTTCGCAGTTTCGATACCGCTAAGTGTACTGTCCGAGTTTTCAAAGGCTCTCGAAACCTTACTATCAAAGGTTGATTTAGGGAAGTAACCCTTTAATTTAGACTCAACACCTACTCCTAACGAGTCTCCAATAAAGGTAAATCCGTCATAGTTTTTCGCCCAATCTGTTGCTTCACTTGAGAGTTCTCCGAAACCAAAAGTTGAGCTATCTACGGAGCTTGATTTTTCCTTGTCCTTTTCCTTATCCGAAGAAGAACTTGAAGAACTTGAAGAACTTGAACTGTCTACATTTTTTAGCTCTCCACTACCTTTACTAGTTCCAAAACTTATATGCACATGGTCATAGTGGTTTTCAGTCTTACTTCCACGGTCAGGCATCTTGTTCCACGTGTTAGCCGGACCATAGATGTTTTCAACACCCATATAAAAGCGTTGTTTCCAAATGACGTAAGTTATTCCAGCCGGACCCATATTACCAATCGCAAACTGAGCTACATCATCACCCAACTGCGAACTCTCGGGGACCATAACATCCAAAGCCAAACCTTGTCCGTGGTCTTGAGGGTCGCCCGGCCTATAACCACCAATATCATTTATACCGAACTTCTTATAAATAACTTGGCGAAATTCCTCGACATGAGGTTTGATACCCTCTGCCTTTGGTAACTCACCCTCACCACCTTTGTAGGTGTTACCTTTCTTTTCATCATCCGACTTCTTCTCCTTATCTGAATGAGTGTGAGCCTTTACAGTTCCATCTGCACTACAATCTACCGAAGCCATGACTGCTACATAAACCACTGCAGTTGAAGCTCCAATCGTAGCAATCGTAAATGTCCAACCAAAAGAAAGCAATACAATCGAAGCTAAACGAGTTAGCCACATGAGGAAACGGTTGAATATTAAAGAAGAACGTAAAGCCAAAATTTTGATACGCTCTTTAGCTTCACTTGAAGCTGTCTCAACTAGAGCGTTCTCTACTTTTCTCTTATCCTTCTCAGTTAAGTCTGCTTTACTTGCAGTTTGCTGAAGTTCTACTCGACTCTCTTTTAAATCCTTTAGTTTTCGTTTTCGCTTTTTCAAAGACTTTTTAGCAAAGTGACGATAAAACCTACCAAATAAAGGATACAGAAAGGTCGCTAACAACAATAATGCCGGCAGCAACAAGAACCTCATCATTGGTTCGAAAAACATACTCTTCCTCACTTTCTTCAAGTCTAAATTTAATTCAGTAAAAGTACAGAGCCATTATTCCAGACCCTGTACCTACAAGAATATCACACAATACTCTTGACAGACAAGTATTTGCTACGCTTTGTCTGATTTGTTATCTTTCTTTAAGTCCTTATCTAAAGCATCGAACTTACTTTGTGTATCCATAGGCTCTACTTTAGGAGACTCTTGTTTCTTAGGTTTATCAAATACACCTTCTAACTCTTTCTCAACTTCTCTGTTTGCTTGTTTAGAAGCAGACGATTGAGTTCTGTTAGAGTTTCTAGTGCGACCAAATGCTTTCTTGAACCTTGCTCCTGCACCACCTAAGTTTCTACGAGTGAAGTCTGATGCAGAATTTGTAGCACTACTTACTGTATCTCTCATACGACCATTTGAAGCTTTGGATACCGCTGAGTCAGTACCATCTGCAATATTCTTCACTTTTTCAATGTTTCCTACAACAAGGCTTGCAGCCATTTGAACTCCTGCCTTCATAGGAATGGAAACAATACGAGCATTCTTGTAAAGACCTTTGAATAGGTTTGCAACTGCTACCCAATACAAAGCGCAAGCTACGAGAGTTACGGTAATCAATACACCCATTGTTGAACGAGGAGAGTTAAAGGATTGACTTTCCCCTAAACTTCCTGTTACGAGTTGATTTCCACCATCACCCATAAGAATAGAGACTGTAAAGGCAAGTAAAATATTCACAACCAACACCGTAATAAACGGTAACATACACTCTGTGGCAAATGACTTAACCAAAGTCTTATCTTGACGGATAAAGGATGCGAATACTGACAACATCATGGCAATCGGTAAGCAACATAAAATCAAAATCAAGAGAGTCGGTACTAAGTATACTACTACAAAGGAGTTGAACCACATCATGAAGAGAGTGACGAACCCATCTTTCTCAGCTACAATCTCATAAATGTCAGACTTCAAAGTTTGGTTATAAACCAAACTCTCACCTGTCGCATTTTGCAAAATCATGCGAAGGAAAGCATCCCAACCAAATGCTTTCAACTCAAAACCTTGAGGTTCAAAGACCACTTGTCTTTGATTGAAACCACTTTGTGAGAAGATACGGTTGAAGTCGAATGTTGCAATCATAGCACTTGCAGTGTTTAAGACCACATCATCTAAGGTGTAATAGTTCATAACATTCAACCAGTCGTTACGAACCTCTTTCGTTACCTCTTGAATCTTCTTCTCAACTTGTGTTAAGTCAGATTCTTTCAAACCATAGTACAACATCTCACTTTCTGAGAAAACCATAGGGCGAACTGTATAAGCCGCCGGATTCATCGGTTCGGATACCACTTGCTTTTGACCTGCGTATTCAATCGTTTCTGGTTTTGCAATGTCTAACTCATATAAATAGTCTACCCAAGCAGTGTAGGTTCTATAAGCATTATCTGATGAATAGTTAAACCAAGTCTTATAGTAAGCCTCAGACTCTTTATCGGTAATGGCATCAAGTTCTGTACGTTTTGTACCATAACCTGCGTATGGTTTTGTACCATAAGTGTCACTCCACTGCAACAAGGTTTTATTTGCTTCACGTAAGTAAGGAATTGTTACAGTAAACAAAGAACCAAAGTCTAGGAAGTCTTTCATGCCTCCATATCCGGGCTTTCCAGCTTCCATTTGGTAGTTGTAGAAGAATGAGTCATTCTTCTCTAACAACATCTTCTTAAATTCACCACTAGAACCTGCTTTAGTGCTTAAACCATTGTCATAAAGACCCCAAGACAAGTAATAAAATGGTGACTCTGTATAAAGAGCAAACACGGATAAAGATACCGCATCCTCTTGGGGAATAGCCGTACCTGTCGTAGACTTATTGGCTTTCGCCATTTGATCTTGTAAAGTCTCTTTATGGTTATTGAAGTTTCGCTTAGAAAGAATGAAATAATCTTCATTCAAACCTACTTCATCACCTACTTTAACTTGACTCAAATCTTGTGTTGAAGCCTTTGCAATCGTATTTGACGAAATGGGAGCGAAAATCCGTTTCATAGTCTTTGTATCAACCGAACCTGTTGAAGACGTTCCTTTTCGGTCATTGATAAAACCTAATTTAGAACGTTGTAACAAAGTTTGATGGTTTGGTTTGTCGGAACTCTCCAAACTCAAATACTCTTGAATAGAAGAGCGAATATCCGAAGGAGTTACAGAAGTTGAAACATTGATTTTCTTATCAGTTTGAGGAAACATCGTTGCAAGACCCTCAGACCAAGAACCAATATTGAAGACAATCGCACCATTAGTCGAAATGTTGTCTCCCATGATATTTCCGTAATACATACGAGAATAATCGGCAATGTCGGGATACCCTCGGTAAAGGTAGTTTGTATCTAACCCTGTGTAGTCCTCATTTGAAAGACCACTTGCAAGCAAAGCTGAAGTCAAAGGAGAGTCAATCAAGTTCTTACCACTTGCATCGTTGTCTTTTCTCTTCTCTCCATTGTCTGTCTTCTTCTCTTTATTTTTATTTTTATCTTTATCCTTATCTTTATCTTTATCTTTGCTTTCTTCTGCTTGGACAATACTTGGACTAAAGACACTTAAACTTGATAGAAAGCTAGGAGCGAGGAGTATCCCAAGGGATACCCCCACCAAAGTCCACTGCTTCATCTTTTTAGTTGTTATCATAAAGCTCAGAACCTCCTACTCACTTTGCTTTTTCTCTTTGTTTGTTTCATCGACACTGTTTGAAGTGACTTGTTTCAAGTCACGTTTAACTTGTTGAATGTAACCATCTTTCTTAGGAGCCATCCAACGAACTTTAACCGATGCACCTAGTGTTTGTTGCCACTCATACACATCTGTTTCCCCTTCGTTTTCAGAACCACCCCAACCACCTTGTAGTTTCACTAACAAAGCAGTGTAGTTGTCGTAATTTCCAGTTTCAGCAGCTTTTTGAAGTTGTGCTACCGAGTCTGAATAGTTTTGGTGTGTCGCCATAACCCAAAACATAAACTTATCCTTGAAGAAGTACGAAGTAATCTGGTTACTCAAATGAGTTGAAGCGTCAATCATCTTAGGTGGGCTATACAACAGATACCCAAAAGCTAAGATAGAAAGAACTGCTGGTACCACTCGGATTTGACCTACGAATAGGAAAATCAACATCAAGAAGGAAGCTACAATCAGAATAGTTACACCCCAAGAAGAGAACTTAGAATACAAATAATCTGTAAACTTAATCTCATTCATCTTAGGAATAGTTGCAAACCCTGTTAACTCTAAGTAACGAGTTGTACCTGAGTAGCTTGAAGCAGTGTTTGCACCAACCATATCTTGCAAAGAACTCAACATAGTTTGGTTCATAAATGTCTTAGACCAACGTTGTTTGTATTCACGTCCTTTTGTTGGGTTTAACATGAAGTAAGCCATATTCTTCAATACATGATCTAAATCTTCCTCATCTTCCTCAGAAGCAGCTTTCAATGTATCTTCGTCAATAACAGAAGAGTTATCCAAGTTAATGACATAAGTAATGTCTTTGTTCAGTGGATTTGCTCGAACTAACATAGTTGAAGCATATAAGTTAATAGCATAGCGTTTATCAGACTGATCACTTGGAGCTTTCCCTGCGGTATCTGCTAGAGTACCAGATAAACCTTGACCTTCCCAGTAACCACTACTATTAATACGAGAAGACTTCAACTCAATAGTTTGAGCTTTTCCAAGCAAAAGAGTTCCATTATCTCCTAATTTCTTGAAATTAGAATTTCCAGAACCATACCCTTGTGAGTCAAATGTAATCATATCATCAATTACGGGTTTAGTCACAGTCATACTAGACTTCCACTTATAGACATCATCCGAAAAAGATTTTGAAGTGAAAACAGACCAAGCATCCGCACCGTCAGCATGAGCTAGTAAGTCACGCCAAGAACTACCACCACCAAACACATAAAATGAGTCAGCCGGTTTTCCTTGAGGTAAACCTAAGTCTCCTTTTCCATCTCGGATTTCTTTATAAGTCGCACCGTACTTCCAACCCAAACCTTCATACCTGAAAATATCCCCATCCTTACCTAAAAGACGATTACTTTCATTACCATTACGAATTAACCACTGTGTATACAAAGAACTCGCTACAGCAGAACCTAAGTCAGTAGCATTTTCAATAATAATACCCCATCTTCTCTGAGTAGTATCTGCTCCATCTTTTGTTAAATTCTCTCCAGAAGTTAAAGCAGTGTAAAAAGTCAAACTCTGATTAACTGAACCTCCTAAAGTTGCGGTTTCACCATCAACTTTAAGAAAACTCTTAGTACGATTTAGAGCTACCGAGTTTAAGTTATTTGAAGCAATCGAACGACCTACACCAGTCTCTTTAGCATTATAAATCTCAGACATTTTAGCTTCTACACCTGTTGCAGATTTATTAGCTTTATCCTTGTCTTTATCCTTATCTTTGTCCTTATCTTTGTTCTTGTCTTTATCTTTCGACTTATCATCTGTGGAGCTTGTAGAGCTAGAAGAACCTGTTACCTTACGAGCATACATCATAGGATTTTGTGAAGCTGGCATAATAACAAAGTTTGCAAGACTTGTTGTACCTGTATCAGAGATTAAATTACCAAAACCATCAACATAAAGAGAAGCTGAATAAATAGAACGGTCATAGAAACCTTTCAAAGAACCCTCACTACTATCAATAGATTTTAGCTGACCATCAGACTCCATAAAACCATTCAAGTACGCATTTAATTTTTCAGACAAGTCAGAAGGTGGATTTTTTAACCATTTAGAAATCAACTCATCTTGTCCATCTAAAGAAAGTACGGTTGAACCCCACGATTTACTACTATCTACAGAAGCAAAGTTTGTATAAAACGTGGCTTGTGCAATAGTTGGTTCTTTATTTGGGTTTGGGTTCCACTCATAAACAATAGACTGTCGTTGAAGTGTTTTCTCATCTTTCACACCTTCACGAATAAGACCTAGAACTGTACCTTTATCTGCATCGTACTGATATCGTTTTTTAAGGGAAATCTCATCAGAGGTTGTAAGCAAACTTTCTGGGAAGATACCGACAGACCCTAGCAATACTTCATAGTAAGTAGCTTGTGTTCCTAAAGAAGTCCACGTTTGACCATCATCATCCGATTTAGCTAGGTACAATCTCTCAGTTGTTTTAGCTCCTACATTAGCAACTAATTTCGCTAACTCCCCAGCAGGATCCTCCGCCAAACCTGCATGGGTTACTAGTAAATCTTTTATATCGTTTTGATAATCACCCACTGCAGTACCTGTAGCGCCACTTAACTGAGTCGTAAACGGAGAATACCAGTTAGAAATAAAGAACCCTACAGTTTTAACCTCTGCCGGAGACAAACCTTTTGCTCCACCAGATAACGAACCATCAGCTTCACCTGCTGCAATCTTTAATTGGTCAATCGAACGCTCCATAGCAGAACTTTTCCCACCTTGAGCGTTTTCTGCGTAAGCATTCGTATAATCAGCTTTTAAACCCAAAACTGAACTACCTGCTTGCAAAGCAACTGAACCAAGAAGTAAAGATACCGAAGCCAAAGTGACAGTCTTACCTACAAAACCTCGGACTTTCTTTCTTCTATCTTCAACTGCTACCTGCTCCAAGGTCATCGGAACAAACTGACTCGTTGATTTTCTTTTATCTACCGATTTTCCTCCAAAGAACAAAATCGAATCCTCACACAACGAGCTTACAAACTGTGAGAACTTGTTTATTTCCTTTAATTTAACTTGTTTGTCTTTAAACTTCTTCTTTCCGAACATGAATTTAAAGATTCCTTTCATAAAAAACAGAAACCTCAGTACCGAATGATACCGAGGCTCCTTAGTTGCTTGCTATGAAACTTACCAATCTACGATAAGCTCCAAGAAAGCAACTTATCGGTTAAATAGATTGGCAAAGAATATCGCAAGAGCCGTGGTATTACCAATCATAATGTAGGCTAAACAAGCACCTGTTACCACTAGTTTTGGAATAGAGCGAGATAAGTACGTTATCATGTAATTTGAATGCGCACCTTTTGAAATACCATCTTTGTAAGAGAACCATGCTTCCGGTGAGATTAACACTGGGCGCTTGTCTCCTTTCTTCATAAAGTGATACATCAAGCTCGGAGTCATCATCGCAAATACGTCCATTGCCATAGAAACACCAACTGTTGCACAAATCAAAATAGTTAAAACTCCTAACAAAGTACCTAAAGGACTAGTAAAGAACTTCAAAATGTTCTGTGCTTCATTTAAGTCAGCAGTTACATCTGAGTTGACCGCTTGTAAAACACTTGAAATGTTTGTATCTTGGTCTTCTACAAATTTATAAAGTCTAGCTCTATCTCTTGCAGATAAACCACCTGAACGGTCATCTTTTAAATTACTCAAAGCAATGTCCATGATTTTCTGACGAGTATTCATTGGATACTCTAAGAAGTTCTTACGGTCAATCGAGACACGTTTTTTACTACTATTGTAGTAAACAAACTTCCAACCGTCTGAAACTTGATCAGAACGAACAACTAACTGTACTCTTATTTCATTGTTGATGTTGTCAACGACTGAGGATACACCTGCTTCGCTGTCTACAATGACAAAAGGCATACTATTCTCACTCACAGTAGTTGCATCAAACTTCGCTCTAGCTTGTACGACATCTACTAAAAGATTGGAGTTTGAGGAAGAAAACCCCCAAAACCCCAAACTAACTACCAAGGATAACAAGGCGACTTGTAAAACTCTGACGAATTTTAACTGTGCCATATAAAACCTCGTTTCTGACGAACCGACCTATTACAATCCAACTAAGGATGCAAAAAGTGTTGAAATCGGGCCGACCAAGACCAACATAGAGTTGGTTGCAAAGAAAATCAAGATTAACGCATAAGCTAGCATCATCACCCATGTCTTACCAATGTAAATAAGAAGTGGGTTTCCACCTTTATCCAAAGCTTGGTCGTTGGCAGTAACCGCTTGTTTCGGAATGATACTTGCGATATAGCCTCTTGCACCTTTAGCACTCTCAGCATCTTTTACAAAATACTGGAATGAAGGAGTCATGAAGTAGAATACTGCAATCGCCAAGTGGATAAAGAATGAGAAGGAAGCCAAAATCAAGAATACCGCAATCGCACTGTTAAATAATGGATAGAACGGAGCCAAGAAGTTTGAAGCAGCATCCCAGTCAGCAGCTACATCAGCAGTTGCAACCGAGATAAGATACCCCGCCGTAGACTTACGGACTTCTCTCATGTCTTTCCAGAACTTGTTAACAGTACCTTTTGTGACTGCGTTGTTCGTAGCGTCACCTGACTCAATCGCTGCCGCATCTTTGTCAGCAGTCTTTTTAACTGCTCTGTTGATGTCTTGAATGACCTTGTTCTTGTCACTCTCAGTCAATTTGTCAAAGTTACTTGTAACTTCACCTTTTTGGTTAT